GCGCGCCTTTACGGAGTTTTGTTTTTATCTGGAGGGCGCAGCATGGAAAGCTGGATCACATGGATCATTCAGGTGGTGGCCTACGGCATCATCTGCTTCCTACTCAAGCGAGAGCTGAATCAGTTCGACCAGCGGGACAAGCGCCTGCAGGAGCGCATCGACGAAGTGGAGAAGAAGGCGTCGGCCGACACCAAGGCCCTGGCCGAGAAGATGGACAACTTCATCCAGGAGGCCCCCTTCAAATACACCCTGCGCGACGACTTCATCCGCGCCGTCGCGGGCTTCGACGCCAAGCTGGACAAAATCCTTGACCAGCTGACCAAAAGAAACTGACCCAAAATCTACAGAAAGCGAGGTGGGCCGATATGGCAGCCAACCTGACCGTCGCGGCGAACAAGCGCGTCCGCGGCGAAATCCTGGCCCTGCTGTACTCCGTTCAGCCTGTGCCGGTGGAGATCAGAACGATCACCAACAGCCTGCTGGAGTCCAACATGGTGAGCGTCCCCAGCATCGCGCAGCACATTGACTATCTGTCGGGCAAGAAGTACATCCAGGTGATCGGCGAAGACGCAGCCGAACAAATCCTGCACGGCGTGGTCCCGCCTTCCGCCTTCGTGAAACTGACGCCGACCGGCGTCGATCTGGTGGAGGGCACCATTGAGGACCAGGGCGTTGACGTCTGATGGGCGACCAGAGAGAGCGCAACCGCATCAAGTCCCGCGTGGATGAACTGCCCGACGAAATCCGCGCACAGCTGGACGCGATGCTGGCAGACGTCAACTACACCTACCAGGACATCGCTGACACGATCACCGACCTGGGCTATGAGATCAGCCGCAGCGCCGTGGGCAGATATGCCATGCGCCACAATAGCGCGGCACGACGTTTGAAAGAGGCATCGGAGCAGACCACGGCGCTGCTGCAATTCATCCGCGAGAATCAGGACGTCGAGTCCACGGAGCTGGCCTCCGCGATTATGATCGACGGCCTGACCCGCAGGATCGCAACGGCGGACGAAGACTTCGACGCCATGCCGCTGGACAAGGCGGGCCGCTTGCTGGTCCAGCTGCAACGCAGCACCATTTACAAGGAACGCTGGCGCAAGGAGCGTCTGGCAGCCATTGAGGCCGTCGAGCGCAACGTGAAGGCACGGATGCGCCAGGCCGTTCAGAACGATCCGGAACTGCTGGCACAGCTGCAAAGGCTTGTCAGCGACGCGGCAGCAGAGGAGGCGGGGCGCGATGAAGGCTGAGCTTCACTGGTACGTTGCGCAGGTTATGACCGGCAGCGAGCAGGAGACGGCCAGGAAACTGACCGACGCAGGCATGGAGGCGCTCGCCCCCGTCCAGATTCTCCACGAACGGCGTCACGGCAAATGGTGGCCGATCCGACGCGTGGTGTTCCCCAGCTATGTATTTGTCCGCACGGGCATGACGCCCCGCTTCTATTACTTCATCAGCGGCCTGCCCCGCGTGATCCGCCTGCTGGGCGCAGACGGGCCGGAGCCGGTGCCGGACGAGCAGATGGAAGTAGTTCGCCTGTTTGCCCCAGGCGGCCGAGACTTCGGCATGTCGCAGGGTGAGCGCATCGACGGCAAGACCGTGATCACATCCGGCCCCCTGCTGGAGCTGGAAGGCAAGATCGTAAAAGTGAACGCCAGAGGACGCCGGGCGACCGTATCGGTCCCGATCCTGGGCGAGGCACATCAAGTGGACGTCGGCGTCATTGTGGCGCAGACCGAGGCCGAAGACGCCACGAACAGAAACCCGAAGGAAGACGCGCGCTGATCCGTCGCCGTGTTCGAGATCGGGGGACATAACCGAGAAAGCAACGCCGCCCTGACAATCGGTAGTGGCGAAGCCTACATATCGGGGCGATCCCATCCGTGGGGACCACTCCACGCGCCCCGTGGAAGCCTCCTTTCGTTGCTGCGCCCCGACGTGTTTTCACGTCGGGGCGTGGTGATAAGCGCAGAAACGATTTTAAGGCCCCTGTGCGGGCTTTTGAGTTTGGGCGGGGAGCTGGAGGGGGTGCGGCGTCTAACGCCGTTCTAACGCGTCAGAGAGGCCAAGGAAAGCGAAAGGAGGGCGATTGACGTGCGAGACCTGCAAGATATACGGGAATTGATCAATCCGGAGGGCATCACGGACGGCAAAATCGTCGCCGCGCAGGCCCGATTCTACGACTACTGCAAAATGATGAATCCGAAGTTCTACCGCGACGACCGGCCGTACCAACGCGACCTGTGCGAAACGCTGCAGGCGATCTTCGAGGGGCGGCTGATCAACAAAAGCACCGGCGAGCCGTACAAGAATCTGATGATCAACCTGCCGCCGCGGCACGGCAAGTCCTACACCCTGACGCTGTTCGTGCAGTGGTGCATGGGCAAGAAAAACGACACGCGCGTCATATCCGTGTCATACAACGACATTCTGGCAGGGCGCTTCGCCCGAAACGTCCGCGACGGCATCGACGCTGACAAGATCGACAGCAAGGTGACGATCTTCCATGACGTCTTCCCGACGACGCGCGTCAAGCAGGGCGACGCGGCTGCACAGCTGTGGAGCCTGGAGGGCCAGTTCTTCAACTACCTGGCGACCGGCTTCGGCGGCACGATCACCGGCATCGGCTGTTCGATGGGGATCATCGACGACCCGATCAAGAACGACCAGGAGGCGTTTAACGACCGCGTTCTGGACGAACAGTGGAGCTGGTACACCGACACCTTCCTGTCCCGTATCGAAGAAGGCGGGATGCAAATTATCGTTATGACCAGATGGTCCACAAAGGACCTGTGCGGCCGCCTGCTGGCAAGCGAGGACGGCGGCGACTGGTTTGTCTTCTGCCGCCGCGCCTGTCTGGACGAAGGCGAGCGCCGGATGCTCTGCCCCGATCTGCTGTCGTGGAAGTCCTACATGAAGAAGCGCCGCCTGACCAGCGCGGAGATCGCGGACGCCAACTACCAGCAGGAGCCGGTGGACATCAAGGGCAAGCTCTACAGCGAGTTCCGCACCTATGAGCAGCTGCCGCGCGACGCTGCGGGGAAGCTGGACTTCGGCGCGATCATCAGCTACACCGACACGGCCGACACCGGCAGCGACGACCTGTGCAGCATCGTCGCGGGCATCCACGAAGGCGAGGGCTACATTCTGGATGTCATTATGACGGACGAGCCAATGGAGAAGACAGAGCCGCAGACGGCGGAGCAGCTCTACAGCTACCACGTCGAGACGGCGCGGATCGAGAGCAACAACGGTGGCCGCGGCTTCGCCAGAAACGTGGAGCGGCTGCTGTGGGAGCTGTACCAGACGCGCAGCGTGAACATCGAGTGGTTCCACCAGGGCGCAAACAAGCACGCCAGGATTATGACCGGCGCGACCTTCGTCATGCAGCACCTGCTGTTCCCTTCCGACTGGGCACAGCGGTGGCCGCGCTACTATGCGGCGATGGTGAGCTACCAGAAGACCGGCAAAAACAAACACGACGACGCGCCGGACGCTACGACCGGCATCGCCGAAACAATTCAGGAACGAGAAGGGAGGGGTACTCTTGACATCTGGTGGGTGTGAAATCCTGCACGCTGATTGCATTGAGGTGCTGCAAACGCTGGCGGAGAACAGCTTCGACGCGCTGATCACTGACCCGCCCTACAGCAGCGGCGGCCAGTACCGCGGCGACCGGATGCAGAGCGTGACCGAGAAATACAGCCAGAGCGGCGCGAAGGCCGAGTACCTGAAACACGCCTTTGAAGGCGACAACATGGATCAGCGCGCCTGGACCAGCTGGACGGCGTACTGGCTGGAACTCTGCCGCAAGGTGGTGAAGCCGGGCGGCGTGGCGGCGATCTTCATCGACTGGCGTCAGCTGCCCGCCCTTTATGACGCGATCCAGTGGGGCGGCTGGGTAGTCCGCGGTCTGATCCCGTGGGACAAGAAGAACGCCAGACCGCAGCCGCACCGTCCGAAGCAGCAATGCGAGTTCATCGTGTGGGCGTCTAACGGGCCGCTGGACGTCAAACGCGACGCCGAATACATGCCTGGCCTGCTGCAAGGGCTGCCGCCTTCGGCGCAGGTCCGGACGCATCAGACGGAAAAACCGCTCGACGTCATGCGCCAGCTGGTCCACATCTGCGAGAACGGCGGCAGGATCATCGACCCGTTCGCAGGAAGCGGCACCACGATATGCGCAGCGTATCTGGAAGGCTTCGGCGGGCTGGGTATCGAGCGGAACAAGTATCACGCCGAAAAGGCACAGGAAAGATTAACGAAAATCGCGGGGGGGGGTACTGATCTATGGGCTGGCGTTTAGAAGCGTTCAAGGCTGCCATCAGTGGGCGGCCTGACCGGATGCAGCAGTTCTTCACGTCCCGCATGACGTCGCCGCCTGACCGGAACACGCAGGAGTTCCTGGCGACCTATGCCCGCAGTCCGCGGCTGTCGCCGGTGACGAAGATCGCCACCGATCTGTCGAACGTCCCCGGCAAGCTGTTCAGGGTAGCAGCCAACGGCGACAAGGACGAGATCACGGACCACCCCTTCCTGGACTTCATGGCACGCCCGAATCCGCTGCCGTTTATGACGCGCAGCGCATTGTGGAAGGTCCACGAGACCTACCTGATGATCAAGGGCGAGGGCGCAGCCATCATCGAACGCGACGCAGCGGGCTACCCCGTCGAGCTGTGGCCGATCCCGCCGCACTGGATGACCGACATCCCGCGGCTGGACTTCCCCTACTACATAATCCGCAGCCGCGACGGTCTGCAAATGACCGTCCCCATCGAAGACGTGTTTCTGGTGCGGCAGCTGAATCCGCTGGACCCCTACGGCCGCGGCCTGGGCGACGCCGAGGCGGTGGCCGACGAGATCGAGACCGACGAGTACATGGCGAAGTGGGCGAAGAAGTTCTTCTGGAACGACGCCACACCGCCCGTCCTTATGTCGGCCCCAGGCATCACGCAGGACGAATACAACCGCTTCAAGGCGGCCTGGGACGATCAGCACCGCGGCGTCGGCAACGCGCACAAGATGGGGATCATCCCCCGTGACGTCACCGTCAACAAGCTGGTGGACAGCCAGCGCGAAATGGACTTCACGCAGAGCCGCAAGGACCTGCGCGACGGAGTGAACGCCCACTTCGGCGTGCCGCCTGAAATCCTGGGCATCGTCGAGAACAGCAACAGAGCCACGGCGACCCAGGCGAAGATCATCTACGCAGAGAACGTCCTGACGCCGCGCCTGCTGGCGCGACAGGACGCCATCAACACGCAGCTGCTGCCCGCCTGGGGCGAGGACCTGCTGTGGGAGTATGACGACATCGTGCCGGAGGACACCGAGTTCCGGCTGCAAATGTCTAACGCCGGTTTGTCCGGCAGCGCCATCATGGTGGACGAATGGCGCGAGCAGAACGGCTTCGATCCGCTGCCTAACGACGCGGGCCAGGTCCTGTTCGTGCCCTATGCTTCTATCCCGACGAAGCCGGAAGAATTGACACAGACCATGCGCGAAAGTGACGGCCTGACGCCTTCGGAAGATCTGTTTCCCCCAAGCGGAACGCCGCCTGAAACGCTGACCGGAGCCAAGGGCGTCAGCAGACGCCGCCAGCAGATCGCGCACCGCGACCGGATGCGGGCGCTGCTGACGCAGGAACGCGCAGCACGTCAGACGGTAAATCGCTTCTTCGCGTCGCAGCTGTCGGAGATCACCGCCGCCATGGAGAGCGGCAGGAAGGACGCCAGCGAGGACTTCTGGCAGCGGATCAGCAGCGGCCAGGGGCTGACGTTCGACGTGACGGCCATCAGAGCGGCGGCCATGGACGCGCTGAATCAGCTGATCGACTGGAATCAGCAAGACGAGGCGCTTCTTCGGACGCTGAATCCCGTGTGGGAGGAAGCGTTCAACACCGGCGCGAAGTCCATCGAGCAGAACTTCGGCATCACAGCCGTGCGCGCCCCACGCCTGACGGACTACCTGCGCCAGCAGGGCCTGAAACGGGTGCGCGGCATCAACGAAACGACGCGCGACAAGATCGCCTCCGCGCTGGCGGACGGCATCGAGGCGGGCGAAAGCACCGCCCAGCTGGTGAAGCGCATCCAGCAGCACCTGCCTGATATGCAGGCAGAACGCGCCGCGGCCATTGCGACCAGCGAAGCCCACACCAGTATGCAAGCGGGCAGCTTCGCGCAGATGCAATACGGCGGCTGCACAACAAAAACGTGGATCACGGCGGGCGACGAAGACGTCAGAGACAGCCACCGCAGCCAGAACGGCGTCACCGTCCCCATCGACCAGCCCTTCCCGAACGGGCTGATGTATCCAGGCGATCCGTCCGGCTCGCCGGGCGAGATCATCAACTGCCGGTGCGATATGATCCCCGGCGATCTTTAGGAGGTGATCGAAGGTTGAAAATGAAGCGGCTGCAATTCAAGGCAGAGAACGTAACGGATCAGGGCATCTTCACCGGCCATGCTTCGGTCTTCGGCGTCGTGGACCTGGACAATGACGTCGTGGAGCCGGGCGCGTTCGCAGAATCCATCGCAACCGGCACGGCAGCGGCTGGCGTGCTGATCTTCGGGCAGCATGACGACCGCAAGGAGCCGCTGGGCAGATCGCTGGAACTGCGGGAGGACGCCGTGGGCCTGTTTGTCAAGGGCCAGATCAGTGACACCGCCATGGGCCGCGACTACCGCCAGCTGATCAAGGACGGCGTTCTTGATCAAATGTCCATCGGTTACGTCGCCCAGGAATACGACGTAGACACCAACAACGTCCGGCACCTTCGCAAAGTGGACCTGTTGGAGATCAGCATCGTAAACTATCCCGCGAACACAGAAGCAAAAATTGAAAGCTACAAAGGAGGACACACGCAAATGAAAACCGCAAAAGAGCAGACCCCCGCCACCAAGGAAGTCAAGGAAGAGACCGGAGCCGAAGGCCAGGCCGTCACCATGACCGAGGAACAGCTGGCGCAGCTGCTGGAGCAGGCCGCCGAGAGTGGCGCGACCAAGGCGCTGAAAGCTGCTGCCGACGCTGCTGACGACGAGACCAAGGACGACCCCGCCGACGACGAGACCAAGGACGACGACGGCAAGGATGATGAAGCCAAGGCTGCTGCCCCTGCCGCCAAGGAAGCCAAGGCTGCCCCCGCCCGCAGCGCCGCGCAGCGCAAGTATGCGGGCATCTACATGAACACCGGCCGCACGGATAAGGAAGAGAAGTCCGGCCTTCCTGCTGGCATTGGCTGGGTGCGCTTCCAGAAGTGCATGATGCGCGCGAACAAGGACTACGACATCGCGGCCAGCATCGCCCGCAAGGAGTACGGCGACGGCTTCCTGGAGCGCCAGATCAAGGCCATGTCCGTCACGGCCCCGACTGACGGCGGCTACCTGGTCCCCGAAGTCTACGCCAGCGAGATCATCCCTCTGCTGCGTGACAAGGCCATCATCCTGCGCCTGGGCGCGACGGAGCTGCCCATGGATCGCGGCAACATCAACATCCCGAAAATGACCAGCGGCGTCAGCGCGTCCTATGTCGGCGAGCTGCGCAAGGCTAAGGCATCCAAGGCCAAGTTCGGCAACGTCCGCATGTCCAGCAAGAAGCTGATGTGCAAGGTGCTGATCAGCAACGACCTGATCCGCTCCAACGCATACGGCGCGGACCAGCTGATCCTGAACGACGCCACCACCGCCATGGCGCTGGCGATGGATCGCGCCGCCTTCCTGGGCAAAGGCACCGAGTTTGAGCCGACGGGCCTGTTCAACATGGCTGGCATCCCGACCATCGACCTGGACGCGGCCCCCGACGAGACTACGACCGGCAAGATGCTGGCAACGCTGCTGCAGAACAACGCCGACACCAGCAAGCTGGGCTGGGCCTTCAACGGCTTTGCGTGGGAGGCGTTCTACAACGTCGTCCAGGCGGCATCCGGCCTGTACCTGTACCGCGAGCAGATGGACAGCGGCAAGCTGAACGGCCACGAGTTCGCCGTCAGCAATCAGCTGCCCAACGGCTCTGGCAGCAACCGCCCCACCAATGTGGTGCTGGGTAACTTCTCCGAGTTTATGATCGGTCGCCAGGGCAGCATGGAATCCGAAATGTTCCGCGAGGGCACCGTCACCGACGAGGACGGCAACACCATCAGCGCCGTGGATCAGGACTGCACGATCCTGCGCATCATCGACCTGCATGACTTCGGCATCCGCCACGAGGAATCCTTCGTGATCGGCAAGAACATGCAGACGCAGAAATAAGGAGGGCAAAGACATGAAGAAGAAACTGATCGCCAGCTGCCGCGTGCGCCCCTACACCAGCGGCGCGGCCATCGACCGCCAGAACTTCGGCAGCGCGGTGCTGGGCCTGAAAGTGGCGGCGGCCACCGGCTCGCCCACCGCTGCGACGCTGAAGCTGGCGCTGACGGAGAGCGACACCAGCAGCGGCACTTTCGCCGCAGTAAGCGACAAGCAGGCGCTGATCGGCGGCCTGCTGGATGCTGACGGCGCTGTCACTATGGACATCCCTGTCACGGGCAGCGAGGCGCAGATCGGCATCGACCTGACCGGCTGCAAGCGCTTCGTCAAGATCACGGGCACCGTCAGCTTCACGGGCGGCACCACCCCTGCGGCGACCGCTACCTACGCGCTCGCCCTGGGCGATCCTGCGCAGGAGCCGGTGGAGTAAGCCATGGGAACGCCTACGCTGCGCACCAATGCGCTGACCACGTTGGAAGCATTGAAGCAGCTGCTGGGCATCGACGAGACCGACACCAGCCAGGACAGCGTGCTGATCCAGCTGATCAACAGGGCGTCCGCCTCTATTGAGAACGCCCTGGGCAGGAAACTGCGCCGGAGTACCTACACGGAACGCGTGAAAGGGACCGGCAGCCAGTACCTGCTGGTGGAGAACTACCCCATCGTCGCGGTGGAGGAAATCAAGCAGGCCGGGGAGATCATAGACCCCGGCCTGTACGACATCACCGTGCGCGGCAATGCCGGTGTGATCTACAAGGACGACGGCTGGACCTATTACGGCTTCCCCCACGGCCTGACCGGCGACGCCATGACCGGCAGCCGGAACATCACCGTGCGCTACACGGCGGGCTATATCCTGCCGTGGGAGGCGACCGACGAAGCGCCTGCTGATCTTCCGGCAGACCTGGAGGGGCTGGCACAGGAAATGGTGCAGTACATCTTCGGGAAGCTGGAGAGCGGCGGCAGCAGCGGCCTGAAAGCCTTCTCCATTAGCGACGTCCGCTGGGAATGGTCCGACGAAACCCCATCCAGCTGGCAGGACATCATCAATCAATACAAGCGGGTGTGGCTATGAGTTCAGTTACACGGACCCGCGACGACTGGACGCCATGGTATGAGCGGACGAAGGCAGAGCTGGCGCGGCTGGCCGGTGCTGAAATACATGTCGGCATCCTGGGCGGCGCAGACAGCGAACTGCTTCGCATAGCTGCCGTGCATGAGTTCGGCGCAACGATTCACCCGCGGAACGCCAAGAATCTGGCGATCCCGCTGCGGCCGGACATGAAGGGCAAAAGCCCACGCGACGTCGAGGGCGCTTTTTTTCTGGACAACGGCGAGAATCGCTTCATCTGTCGGAAGAAGGGCAAGAAGGGAGACCAGCTGGACTTTTTGTTCCTGCTGCTGCCGTCCGTGACAATTCCGGAGCGTTCCTTCATCCGCGCCAGCTACGACGGAAACAAGGATGTGCTGGCGAAGGCGTGCGAGAACGCCGTGCGCCGCCTGATCCTGGGCGAGCTGACCGCCGATCAGGCTTGCCACAACATCGGCACCGCTGCCGTGGCAATCGTGAAGCGATACATGCGCACCGTGCAGCCGCCGAAAAGCAGCCTGACGCTGGCAAGCGCACCGGGGAAAACCGCCCCGCTGGTCCAGACCGGACGGCTGCGCGACAGTATAACCTACGAGGTGACAGGGCTATGAACAGACGCTTCGGGCAGCCCCGCCTGCCGCGCGGCATCCTGCACACCCTGACGGAGATACGCGCCCCTGCCCCGACCTACGACGCCGAGAACGGCGGACAGTGGGTACCAGGGACACCGGAGCGCATCGACTTCGAGGGCTGCGTGCTGCCTGTGTCGGAGGACGACTGGAAAACGGCTGCAGAGGGCACCTATACGGCAAACAGCCGGAAGATTTACACAAACGGCCATGTGCTGCGCATCGGCGGGCAGGTCTACGATCCGCAGGACGGCGCGACCTACACCGTGCGCGGCGATCTGGATCACGGCGTGATCCACCCGCTGCGCCGCTTCGTGGCCGACCGCAAGGGGGAGGCTGCATCGAAATGACGCAACGCGAACTGCGCAACATCATTGTCAAACAGCTGCACACATATCTGGCGGGGCCGAAGGTGGTGCTGTCGGATCAAACGGCACCGGAGGCCGACTACCCCCTGATCTACTACCAGAGCGTGCAGCAGCACATCCCAGGCGCTGCAAATATCACCACCGCCGCAGCGGACGGTGGCACGCTGACAAAATACCGGCGCGAACACGCGGAGGCCACATTCAGCTTTACCGCGTGCAGCTTTAACCGGCAAGGCAAGGACGGCCCGATCAGCGGCGACGACGAGGCACTGGAGCTGGCGGACCGCGCGCAGGGCTTCTTCCTGTTCGCGGGGCGTCAGCTGCTGGCCGACCTGGGCGTCGTGGTGGTCCGCGTGGAAAACACGCAGAGCCGCAGCGCCTTCGATATCGACGAAACCGACCGGCGCTACGGCTTCGACGTGCTTTTCCGCTATGAGCGCGAAGACAAACGGGCGGTGCCTGCCATCAGCAAGCCGCCCATCACATTCACAAAGGAGGAATAACCTTGCAGGACATTATTGTTTATATCAGCCTGGACACCGCATCCAAAGAGAAGGAAACCCTTCTGCCGCTGATCCTGTCCTTTGAAGGCGCTTTTGCCTATAAGGAGTACAACAAGGCCGAGGACGTGGCGAAGGACTTCACCACCGCTTCGTCTCCCACACTGGCAGCTGCGCAGAAGCTGTTCGACCAGATCAAGGTCGAGAACTGCCCCGGCCGCACCAAGAAGGTGGCAATCTTCGGCCTGGCGTCCGATTCTACAGCGAAGGCCGTCACCGACGCGCTGGACACCCTGCGTGAGACCAACGACGACTGGTACTTCCTGATCCCTGCCGGAGCTACTGACACAATCATCACGGCGCTGTCCACCTGGGCCAGCGCGACGGTCCTGACCCTGGCGCAGCTGGAGTCCGGCATGGTGGAATCTGAGAAGCTGCTGATCGCGCAGACCAAGACCAAGTCCCTGATCAACACCGCCATGAAGGCAAACAAGCAGACCGTGATCTGCTACAATCACGACGCCGACAACACGTCCATCCCCGCGGCGTGGGTAGGCCGCGTCGCCCCCAACTATCCGACCAGCGTCACCTGGAAGTGGAAGGAGCTGTACGGCATCCCCGTCACCGACGAGAAGGGCACGGACCGCGAAGACCTGCTGGAAGGCCGCTACAACATGTATATCGAACGCCACGGGCGCGAGTATATGAGCGAGGGCATCTGCACGGACGGCGACTTCATTGACACCGTGATCGGCCGCTGGCAGATCAAGCAGACCATGCGCAAGCGCCTGGTGAACGAACTGGTGGACACCGAGAACATCGGCTACGACGACGACGGCTTCGCGGCCATCGCTGGCGTCGTGATCGCGGCACTTGATGATGCTGTAGACAACGGCATCATTATGAAGCAGAACGGCAAGGGCTGCTACAATGTTGTGATCCCGAAGCGCGCCGACGCCACCGACGAGCAGGCCCGCAACCGCGTGATCCCGCCGATTGAATGGGAAGCCACCGTCCGCGGCGGCGTCCACGGCGTCAAAGTTACTGGCACCCTGACCGTCGCACTGGTGACGGCCAACGAATAAGGAGGGAAAACCCATGGTATTTGATCCTGAGAAAATCTCCCTGATCGTAGCTGGCGCAAAAGTGACCGGCTATGCTGACGGCAGCAAAGTCAGCGCGGAGCATAACAAGGACGCCGTGACCCCCACAACGGGCATCCAGGGCGACACCGTGTACGCTCTGAACGCTGACAGGTCCGGCACGATCAAGTTTACCCTGTTCGGCTCCAGCGCGTCGCTGGTCCGCCTGCGCCGTCTGGCGCAGGATCGTGCGCAGGTGGCTGTTACGCTGCGCAACGCGAACGACGACGGCGGCTTCATCATCAGCCATCAGGACTGCCGCATCCTGAAAGTTCCGAAGTTCGAGGGCGGCGACGACAGCGGCTCCATTGAGGTCTCTATCTACGTCCCGACGATGGTGTTCAGAGACTGATGGGCCGCAAGCGCGGCACCCCGCAGCTGCGGGGGCGTTTACCGAAATACAACGCGGAGGGCATGGTGACATGCCCTCCGAACATTCCAGAAAGGTGGTTTAGATTCAAAATGGCAAGACACGAGACAGTTAATGTGCTGGGGACCGACTACGAATTGCAGAGCGTTTCCCCACAGTGGTACTTCGAGCAGAACGACAAATGCGGCATGACCGGCAGCGGCAGCCGCGACACGGCGCGCTATATGGACATCATGTTCAAGAACGTCGTCACATCCCCGGCCAATGTGGCAAGCAAGGGCCTGAAAGCGTTCGAGGAAAACGAGGACATCGAAACGCCGGAGCTGCTGATCCGCGAGATCGAACGCTTTCTTCGACCGGGAAAGAAGTCCGGAAGCAGCGCAGCGGCGGGCGACAAGAAATAAACAGTTCTGGTTTATGCTTTTCGACGGCGACGGCCTGACGTACAGGGACCTGAAATCCATGGACATGGCCGAGTATTACGAGTGCATCGCCGCCAAGAAGATGTTTGTCCAGCAGCTGAAAGAACAACAGCAGAAAGAATAGGAGGGGTGTTATGGCAGACAGCCGCAGCCTATCCTTCGGGGTGCAGTTTGGAACAGACACCGCACCCCTGGACGAATTAAACGAAAAGCAGCGGAAGGCGCAGGAAGAAGCCGAGCAGACCGCCGACAAGCTGGAGCAGATCGGCACCAGCCTGACCGACGTCGGCACCCGCGCCACCGCTGCTTTTAACAACGTGTCCGGCGCGGGCACGAAAATGGGCACCAGCGTGCGCAGCGCCATGCTGGAGAGCATCAAGCAGGGCGACAGCCTTGCGAAGACGCTGCGCACCGGCCTGGGGGCCGCTGTCTCCAATGTTCAGGCGAAATTCAAGGGCATGGGGGCGGCGACCAAAAGCGTGGCGACAGACATCGGGAACGCCTTCAAGCACCCGATCCAGACCATCAAGGCCACGCTGGGCAAGGCCCTGAACGGCGCGGAGGAAGACGCCAGGGGCCTGGGCACCCAGGCGGACGACACCGGCCGCAGGCTGGATGATATGGGCAAGAAGGGCGCGGGCGCGGGTGAAAACCTGGTCGGCGTTCTGAAAAAGGTGGCGGCAGCTGCCGCGGGCCTTGCCATCATCAAGAAAGGCGTCGAAGCGATCAAAGAGTTCTGCAGCACAGCCATCGACGCTGCGGCCAATGCGGAGGAAACAAACTCCAAGTTTGAGACCGTATTCAAAGGCGCTGCGGACGCCACAAACACCTGGGCCGAGAACTTCGCGGCCGCTGCGCACCGCAGCAAAAACGAAGTGAAGGGCTTCCTGGCCGACAGCGGTGCGATCTTCACGGGCATCGGCATGGGTGCGGAGGACGCCTCCGTCATGTCGGAAATGATGACCAGCCTGTCTTATGACCTTGCCAGCTTCAACAATCTGGCCGACGAGGACGCCTTCAACAAGCTGCGCAGCGGCTTGATGGGCGAGACCGAGGGCCTGAAAAGCATGGGCATCGTCCTGAACGACACGGCCATCAAACAGTCCATGCTCCAGATGGGGATCACTGACGAGTTCAACACGCTGGACGAAGCCACGAAGGTGCAGGTCCGCTGGAACGCGATCCTGGCGCAGACCGGCGACGCGCAGCAGGACGTCACCCGCACAGCAGGTTCTTACACCAACAGCGTCAAGGGCGTCAAGGGTATATGGGCGGACTTCCTGGCCGATGCTGGTGCGAAGTTCACCCCCGTGCTGACGACCTTCTTCAACACGATCATCGACAGCTGGCCCACCATTGAGCCGATGCTCATGCAGCTGGTGGACCTGCTGGCGGACGGTCTGTCGCAGGCGATCCCGATCCTGGTGCAGCTGGGCAGCCAGCTGCTGCCTGTGTTCTGCGACGCGCTGGCGATGATCTTCCAAGTGATGCAGCCACTGATCCCTGTGATCGGAAATCTGGCTGCGACGCTGCTGCCCCCGCTGGCGTCGATCCTGTCCATGCTGGTGGGTGCGCTGCTGCCCCCATTGACCACGATCCTGAACGTCGTGTGCAATGACATCCTGGCCCCGCTCATGCCGATCATTTCCGCGATTGCGTCGGCGATCCTGCCGCCCATCGCGCAGCTGCTGGGCGTCGTGGCCCCGCTGCTGCAAGCCATCGCCCCGATCCTACAGGTGATCGGCCAGATACTGACCGTCGTCGCCGATGTGATCGGCACGATCATCGGCTGGGTAGCTGACGGCGTGGGCGCTGTGGTGAACTTCTTCGACAAACTGTTCGGCGGCGCAAAGGAAGCGCAGGGCGGCATGGAGGACCTGGCCGAGAGTACCAACAGCGTGGCGTCGTCCATTCCGGACATCGGCACGATAGAAATGCCTGCGGTTGAAATTCCGGACACCAGCGCCTACACCGGCGCGATCCAGTCCGCGATGGACACCGCCCCGATCATGGCCGAGGAAAGCTGGGGAGCCGCCAAAGAGACGGCGACCAGCGGCCTGGAGGAAATCGGCACCAGCGCGAACGACACCTACGGCGCTATGGCGGCGCAGGCGGAAAGCGCGTGGGACCGCATGAAGACGGCGGCAGCCAGCGCTGTGTCGGCGACGATCACGGAGCTGCAAAAGCTGAAAAACGCCATCAACAGCGTGGGCAGCATCACGATCAGCACGGGCGGCGTTACTTCGACACCCGTGCAGGGCCACGCCAGCGGCACGAACGACTTCGGCGGCGGCCTGACCCGTATCAATGAGCAGGGCGGCGAAATGGCGATTCTGCCGAGCGGCAGCCAGATCATCCCCGCGGATCAGACCGAGAACATCATCAACACGTCCCGCCACTCCAAGTCTGTCACCTTCGCCCCACAGATCAGCGTTACCATGTCCGGCAACGCCAGCGACGAGGAAAAGGAGCAGACGAAGGCGTGGTTCCTGCAAATGTGCCGCGACGCCTACCGGCAGATGCAGAACGAGGACACGAACATTGAGGCGCTACAGGCGTCTCTGGCGTAAGGAGGGGTGACGAATGTCTTATATTCTGAGCGGCGACAGCGGGACGGTAGTGTTCGACCGCACGGGCACCATCACCAACGAGTCCCCCACCATGTCCAGCCAGGTAACAAGCAACCCCATTGAGGGCGGCGGCAAAATCACCGACCACGCCGTTCTGGACCCGATCAAGTTCTCCATCACCGGCATCGTCTCCACCGCCGCAGGCTACGCGACGCTGGAGGCGATGTGGCGCAACCGCGACCTTCTGACCTACAGGGGCGCGGAGGCGTTCAACAATTTATTGATTATCAACCTGAAACGGACCCGCACCCCTGACAACGCTGCGGGCTTCGGCTTCGCCGTGAGCTTCCAGCAGATCACGATCACGTCGGCTGCGTTCGTTGACATTCAGGCCCCAGCCATGAGCCAGCAGGACGCCAGCGCGCCGGTGGCGGCGTCAGCTGCCAAGTCTGCGAAGTCCACCACGCAGAACGGGCTGGTGACAACGGGCAGCGATTATGCTGCCTATGTGGCGAGCTTCAACAGCAAGAACACAAACCCGTCTGTGGCGACGGGACGGACAAACCCCAGCTATGCAGGGTACAACAGGGAGGCGATTAAGTGAAATTGATCGAGAGCGGACAGGAAATCCGCTTCATCGACGTTGACAGTGATCGTGTTCCCTGTTCGTTACTGGTGAAGCTGACGGACCGCACCTACCGCATGACGTTCGCCTACAACGAAGCGGCGGACTTCTTCACCGTCAGCCTGGAGATCAGCAACAGCGGCGGCAACACGCCGCTGGTCTACGGCGAAGTGCTTCGCTACGGCAAGCCGCTGTTTGAAGCCTTCAACGACGAACGCTACCCGCTGCCGGTGATCTGCCCGCTGTGTCTGACCGGCGACGAGATCGACACGATCACCTACGACAACTTCGGCACGAAGGTGCGCCTGTACCTGTTCGACCGGCCAGGGGGTGAGAACTGATGCGCATGTGGCTAAGGCAGGCCACCCTGACGCTGGGAAGCAATCAATACACGCTGGACGGGCTGAACTTTTCCTTCAAGGTGCAGTTCGAGGATCGCGCGAAGGTATCGACTGCGCAGCTGGAGGTCTACAACCTGTCCCCGTCTACAAGGGCGTCGCTGAAAAAGGGCGACGCCGTCATTATCACCGCGGGCTATAAGGGCGACGTCGGCTGCATCTTCGTCGGCGCTATCGCGGACTATTCCCACCAACACGAAAACCTGGACATCATCACCAAGATCACGGCGGCCGACTGCCTGGAGGAATGGCTGGGCACCTACGTCAACAAGACCTACAAGGCGGGGATGTACGCCAAGGACATCGTCGACGACCTGCTGAACATCTTCGGCGTGGAGGTGGCGATGGTGAAGCTGGCGGAGAACAAGCACTACCCAGGCTGCCGCGTCTGCCGTGGGAAGCTGAAAGATGTGCTGACAGAGATCGCCTGCAGCGACTGCAAGTCCAGGCTGGTGATCCGCTGCGGGCAGATCATCATAAACCCGCCAGAGGAAGGGATCACGACCGGATATCTGCTGACGCCGCAGACGGGCCTGCTGAAATCGGCATCGACATCAGAGAGCCAGAACATCAACACGAAGACCACGGCGACGGAGAAGACGCGCAGCCAGCAGGCAGAAGACGAGGGCAACCTGTCCCGCGACTGCCTGCTGAATTATCACATCGGCGTCGCCGACAAGATCGTGATCCGCGACAGCCAGACCAACGGCACCTTTATGGTGGTCTCCGGCGTCCATGAGGGAACGCGGTCCGGCAACTGGAAAACTACTGTGGAGGTAAAACCGGCATGAGTTACGGAAGCAGACAATCGGACCTGCGCGCCGCTGAGAGCGAAAAGAACAGGGCAGGCGTCCGCGTCTCTATGCCTGTCAAGGTCCTGGCTTTTTATCCTGACAAAATGACCGTGGACGTGCAGCCACTGGTGAAGGAGAGCATCGACGGCCAGTACGCCAGCGCGGCTCCACTGATGGGGCTACGCGCCGCCTGCCTGTGTGCGGGCGAGTTCACGATCCGCCCGTGGTACAAGCGCGGCGACGTCGGCTGGGTGATCGTTTCGGACTTCGACGCCGATGCAGTTCTTCAAACCGGCGCGGAGGCGGAGCCAAACACGGCCCGCAATCATGCGCCGGAGGACGGGCTGTTCGTCGGCGGCGTCTGCCCGGACGGGAAGGCCCCGACCGGCCTGCCAGGCAACGCCGTTGTGGTAGCAGCTGGCGGCACCTATATCGCCGTTTCTGCTGATGGTGTGAAGATCAACGGCAATGTCACCGTGACCGGCACGCTGTCGGCTGGCGGTATTGAAATGACGACGCACACGCACCAAGGTGACAGCGGCGGCACGACGGGCGGCCCGCAGTAAGGAGGCCAAATGGAGAACATCACACTGAAAATTGACCAGGAGACGCAAGACCTGGTACTGGACGACAGCGGAAGCCTGGAGCTGATCGGCGACGCCGAAACCGTCGCCCAATGCGTCCGGCTGACGCTGGAGACCTTCAAGGGCGAGTGGTTCCTGGACACAGACCACGGCACCGACTATGACCAAATCATCGCGGACGGCGACGGCGACGCTGAAACCGTCCTCCGCACGGCGATCTTCCAGGAGACCAATGTGCAATACATCGACAGCCTGACCGTGACGCGCAGCGGCCGCAGCATTGCCGCAGCCTTCACCGGACGGCTGAAAGATGGGACCCCCATCAGTCTGGAGGTGAAAGCGTGAACGACAACTGGGGATTAACTGAACGCGGATTCCTTCGGCCGAGCTATGCGGACCTGCTGGACGCCTTCGAGGTAAAGGCGAAGGAGCTGTTCGGCAGCACCGTCAACCTGTCCGTCCGCAGCCCGCTGGGCATATTCCTGCGCATCTTCGCGTGGTTTGCCGGTCTGACCTGGCAGCTGGCCGAGGACGTCTACAACAGCGGCTTCATTGATACGGCTGCGGGCGTCAGCCTGGCCCGCCTGGGCGCGTTCATCGGCATCCGTGTACTGGCGGCGCAGAAAGCGACCGGCAGCATCACAATCACCGGCGACGCCGGTGCGACGATCTATGCGGGCTTCATTGTGCAGGCTCGCAACAATCAGCGCTTCGTCACCCTGGAGGACGTGACCATCGGCAGCAGCGGCACGGCCACCGTACCGATCCAGGCGTTTGAGGCAGGACCGGACGGAAATGTGGCCGCGGGGACGATTGACACCGTTGTCACGCCGCTGGCGGCTGCGATCAGCGTCACCAACGCCGCGGCGACCGTAGGCGGCAGAAATCGCGAGACGGATCAGGAGTTCCGCGAGCGATACCTGTCGAGCGTGGACAAGCCGGGCGGTAGCAACACCGACGCCATCCGCGCACAACTGCTGGAGGTGCCGGGCATCGTCACTGCCGTCGTGTGGGAGAACGAGACGGACGAGACGGACAGCGACGGCCTGCCGCCGCATAGCATCGAGGCCATCGTCTACGGCGGCACCGACGCCAATATAGCGGCAGCCATCCACGCGCGGAAGGCTGCGGGCATCCAGACCTACGGCGGGCAATCAGCGCAGGTGCTGGACGCCAGCGGCAAGCTGCGGACGATCAAGTTCTCCCGCCCGACGCCGGTGCTGATCTATGTGCAGATCAGCGACCTGGTGACATCCGACGCCTATGCGGGCGACGCAGCGTTGAAGGCTGCCATCGTCGAGTACATCGGCGGCGCAGCTGGGGACATCGCGGAAAGTGGTCTCGCCATCGGCGAGACGGTTTACTATAACCGGCTGATGTGCCCTGTGAATAACACGCCGGGCGTGGTGGACTATACGTTGAAAGTCAGCACGGACGGCAAGACCTGGAGCAAGAACAACATCGCCATCGACGCCAGAAAGAAGGCAATCACCGGCACGGACAAGGTGGTGATCGTGACGTGATCGTTCTGGTGCTTAAAATGCTGGAGAAGCTGACCGGAGCCTACACGAAGGACCCCGACAGCCTGATCGGTAAGCTGTTCCAGCTGTTCGCGTCCGCCCTGTGGGGCGTGGAAGACACGCTGCAGGTGATCGCCGTCTGGCGTGGGATCGACAACGCCAAGGGCACGACCCTGGACCGCATGGGCCGGAACTTCGGCGTCCGGAGGGACGGAGCCGATGACCGCTTCTATCGCCTGATGATCAAGGTAAAAGTCACGGCGCTGCTGTCTGGCGGCGACGTGGACACCATCATCACGGCCACCAGCGTGCTGTTCGACATTGATCCGGAGCAGGTGGAGGTTGTCGAGCTGTTCCCCGCGAAGTGCCGCGTGATCATGGACGAGGCCGACATCGCGCCGGAGTACATCGCGTATGCGGCCAACACCGCGCCGATCATCAAGCGGATCATGGCCGCGGGCGTCGGAAAAGAGATTTACTTCCGCACTCCGGTGAAGACGGGCGGCACGGTCTACGCGGGGGCCACGCTTTTGGAGGACATCACGCTGACCATCCCGCCATACACGAACAGCTTCGCCACCGCGGGCCGCTTCGGCATCGGAGTGGCGCTGTTTGAGGAAATCACAATGCAGATCAAAACAAAGGAGGACTAAAACATGGCAGAAGGATCTGTTATCACCGAAAAGGGCCGTGCGCTGCTGGGCAAAATCCTGGCAACGAACAGCACCCTGAACATCACGGGCGCACAGATCGGCAGCGGCGACCTGCCCGCGGGGACCCCGCCCGCCAGCATGACGGCGCTGGCGTCCTACGTTATGGACGCGACCATCGTCGCCATCAGCACCCCCGCAGCGGGCGAAGTCAAGGTCGTGCTGCAGGTGCTGTCCAACGACGTGGAAACGGCGTTTCTTGCCAAGGAAGTTGCGCTGCTGGCGTCTGATCCTGACGAGGGCGATGTGGTCTATTGCTACGTTCCCATGCAGGACGACCCCGTGCAGATGCGCGCGGCCGGAGACGTAGTCGGCAAACTGCTGACGATGGAGATCAGCATGATCGTCAGCAATGTCGCCAACGTTACGGCCGTGATCAGCCCGGAAGGGCTGGTCCGCCGCAAAGAGCTGGAGAAGTACGCCCTGGTGACACACAGTCATGTGATCGCGGACATTC